TAGCACTAAAGGCGAATACCTCCACGGGCTACGAAATAAGACTTAGAGCCACCGCCACGGCGACGGCTTGAGCGATAAGAGCGACGGCCACGACGGCCACGAGAGCGAAAACGCATAATGTGAAAAGTTTATAAGGTGAACTATTTGAAGAAATCAAGAATAGAAGGGGTTTTTAAATCCATATTACCATCAAAAAAGTCAGTAAGCACACGACCGAGAATGCGAATATAAGTTGGGTCGTTGGGATTGATACCTGCTTTTCGTAGATCAATTTCAAGCGATTTGATGGTTTCATCTTGTTGTAAGATACGAGTTTGTTGTTTAATGTTATTAATTTCTTGAATCGTTTTGGCGCGTTGTAACTTCATAGTTTCCATACGAGAAACAGCCTCTTTTAAATTACTTGTATTCATAAGGGCTTCACGTACATTACGATCAATAGTATAGTCAGTTTGGACTTTAAGATTTCGATTTTTTTCGCGAGCATAATCAGCAGATACGCCGCGCATTTCGGTATTAAAATCAAGGTCAAACTTTTTTTGCTGTTCTCCAGTCAGTGTGGAACGAGTAAGGGCAGATTTCAATAAAGCATCCTGTTTAATCACAGAGTTTTGAGCGCGGAGGTTGTCGACTTGCGCTTGTTTAAGCTGTATATCATAAATAGAATCCAAAGTAGAGCGGCCAACGTCGCCAAAAGACTGGGGGGACGTCCGAAACTGGGTTTGCGCAAGATCAGGGCGAGAAAGTTGTACAGCATTGCCGGGGTTTCCTTGTGAGTACATAAGAGCGGGATTTAAACCCGCCTCTTTAAAGCGTTGCATTTGTGCGGCTGGAGTATTGTATTCGTTTTGCATCCGCCATAAGTTAATGTTGTCACCGAGTTGACGGTTATACCATTTTTCATTGTACCGCTGTTGCTCCCTGTTTACACGATCCGTGTTGATTTGGTCCATAAGACCAGAAGAGCCTTGTATTAGTGGGCCTGCTAAGGCGAGTGGGAAAGGCATATCTAAGAGATATTTAAAGTGAATAGTTAGTTATTTGACACAGGTAAAAGATATAATTAGTTGCTGTGTTTAATATTACTCTGCAAAGCTCCGTAGTTTATTCCACACTTGCAACTTTTTTTTATATTTTTTTTTACTTTGTGTCAATTAGCCATTATACATCAAGGGAATAATGGCGTAGAGTGGATTTTTTGTCGTGCCTCCAAAAAGCACCCACATAGGCAAAGGGCAGAAAAAGCCCTTTACCTCTGCGGGTGTAAGTGTTAAGAGTCCGCCGGAGAAGGCGCGGGATCGTTAACAGGGGGAGGGGGGACGGGTTTCGTCCTATCATTGTGAGGTGGTACAGGGTCTCGAGGGTCCACGGGGGGACGAGATTGTATGTCACGAATGGAGTTTTTAAGCTGACGAGCAGCTTCTAACCGTTCAATTGTATCCATGCGGGAAACATCGGGCATATCGTCATCGTCAGAATATTGCCCTGGGAACATGTCGACAGGCATTTTTTTAACATAGCGATCAAGAAGTTCCGCAAGTGGTAAGGTCATACCGGGAACGGTTTTAGAGGGAAGTTTAAAGACTTCACCGATGGTGTCTACAACTGTAGTAAAGTTGTGATGATTAACAAGCCTCATAAAGTGCGTTGTTTTTGTTGTGAATAAAAATTGTAGTGTCGTCCAAATCTTTCATTGTCGATGTATTCTTCATAGGTCATTAAGTCGCCGTAAAGATCGGCTACCTGTTTACGTTTTTCCTGTTCAGAGCCGGAAAAAACGTTTTGTATTATATCGACTTGGGCTGAACGTTCACGTTCATTAAAGATTTTGTTCCGATAGTACCGGGGCATCGCAATACGATAACCGCCGGGTTTTGTCATATAAAGCCTTGATATATCATCCTTATGGTATTGGACAGATTCGGGCGTTAGATAATTATCGCCTAAGCCCTTAGACATAAGGGAGAATTCGGGTATACGGTCGTCACGTGAATGCATTTTTCTGAAAGATGCCTTATCAATGTATTTCATAGTGTAGGCAACAGAATCGTTAGAAACGTCGCCAACGTGTACGGAACCTTTGTTCCAGGCATCAAAAAAATGTTGTTTATCAGGACAGTTAAAAGCTATAAAATGATAGTGCGGGCGCTTGTTTTGTGTGCCATATTCGCCCGCTAAATAATACTTGAATTTAATATCAGGCATAAGTTTGCGAAGGCGTTTAAAGTACTTTTGTACGTCCGGTTTATCAAGTGTCATGAAACCGTTTTGAGAAATAGGGACATTATCGGTGTCATACGTAAGAGTGACAAAGTGAGAGTTACTACTTTGTTTGTGTTCCTGCATTAATCTGAATACCCAGCCGTTAACCCTCCTTTGCTTACAAGGAGGGCAACGGCCGCAAGGAACGGGGACGGTTTCAAGGCTAGATTTGAAACGTTTTACAAATAAAGGAGTGTCACAGATCATAACTGAGGAATACCGTACTTTGGAAGTTTACGAATAGCGGTGATGTTATTAAAAACGTGGGCAAAGATATGATCTTCGCCGGGATCAGTAACAGCAAAGATACGAGTGTCGGGAAGGCAAGAAACAAACTCCTCATTAAGAGCAGGGTTTGTGTTAAATACACGGCCAAGGTGCCAGTATGCGAGAGTATTGCGGAATTCACCAGCTACGCGGGAATTCATAAATTTGTATTCTGCATAACGGGGCACATAACCAAAGGTAGAATTCGGGTTAACGGCCTTCATATAGACCTCTTTTTGTAGTACTTCCTGTTCGCCAATGTTTGCGAAAGTAGGCCAAGCATAATCGAGGCGATCGAAACGGGAGAAATGACGGTGTAAACCATCTTGATAAGCAGTGTCGGGACGAACACTAACGATACCTATAATGTAACCGTGTTCTTCGGCTCTATAGGTAAAGCGATTACCACCGCCAACGGAGATACCATGTCCGGCCATAGTTCCGACTGCTACTGATTCGTCGTCAGATTGTGCGGTCGCTAAGACCTCACCTATGGTCATCAATTGGCTGTCACCACCGATGTATTCGGGGCGTTGAAGACGAGCGTCAGAGGATTTTACACCAAAGTGAGCGAGAATGTTTTCAACATAACGAGTACCGCCGCGAGCGTTACGCTCTAACCATTCCTGAAGCTTGAAAGCGCGGCGAAGGGTATTAATATCAGTCGCGTCAGACTGAATGTCTACCTTTAAGGTACCATTCGGGTCATACGCGGCAGGAGTAGAACCAACGTGAACAGATGCGGACAAAGGAGACGGGCCAGCGGCGTTAGTTACATTGGTGGCTGTAGTAATTACAGCACCTGTAGAAGGGTCACGAAATTGTCCAGCGTCAGAAGAACCGAGTTGATTTTCATAATAAACGTCTACACCGTCTTGGACAGTAAGAGGAATTTGTACCGAATCACCTTTTTGAGCAAAAGGAAGGGCAGCGGTAAAGTAATCGTGTTGCCATGCGCGGCGATAAACGGAATCATCTTCGAGGAATTGAGAATAGTTACCTGTATTGTCACCGGGAACAAGTGGTAAAAATCTTTCATCTTGAAGATTTTGGTCACGGTAGTATTCATCCCAGATTTTTGCATAGGCCGCGAAAGGAATAGGAGAACATTTGAGGGGGTCCATTGAAGCAACAACGGGGACCCCCATGTAATCAGCGAGTGAACCAACTACGTTAGATTCAACCTCGAAATAAGGGGCCATAACATCAGATTCACCGGTAATCCATTTAGAGAACTCCTCCCAGAGAATACGAGTAGGCACAAAAAAGTAGTGGGTATTAACCTTTACTTTGTGCATAACGGGAGAAACGAGGGGAGCGAATCGAAGTAAATTTTCGGTAGATATGTTGACAATATCACCGGGGAGTACATCCATTACAGTAGTAGGGATGAGCTGGCCCATTTTGAAGGATAGTTTAAGATCGTGCGAAAGATCAAATTTGTTAGTCTTTACGCCGGGCATTTTGATGGAATTAAAAATGTTTTTTCCCATGATAATAAGAAATGCGAACCGTACAAGTACGGAGAGTTAAAGAAAAGCTTAACAGGCAGTAAAATTGCCTGTTAAGCAATGAGAGATCAAGAATAGCACTAAAGGCGAATACCTCCACGGGCTACGAAATAAGACTTAGAGCCACCGCCACGGCGACGGCTTGAGCGATAAGAGCGACGGCCACGACGGCCACGAGAGCGAAAACGCATAATGT